CAGGCGCGGAACGAGGGCTTCAAGCCCGGGACCAAGCCCGTGCCGGACTTCCCGCAGTTCTGCGAGGAGTACCTGAACACCCGGCTGTTCACCCACCACTTGCAGTGGGTGGACATGCTGGAGGGCAGGGAGCCCCGCGACCTGCACCCGAACCAGATCTACGAGCCGCGTGAGCCGGACAAGATCTTGGTCAACACTCCCCCGGAGCACGCGAAGTCCACCACGCTCACGATCAACTACGTGACGTGGCGGATCGTTCAGGACCCCAACGTCCGCATCCTGATCATCTCCAAGACACAGGAGATGGCGAAGAAGTTCCTGGTGGCGATCAAGGATCGCCTCTCGGAGAACGAGGCGTACGCCAAGTTGCAGCAGGATTTCGGCCCGCCCGGCGGCTGGGCCGAAGGCGCGGCCAGATGGGCCGCGGACGCCATCTATGTGGCCGGCCGGGACTCTGGCGAGAAGGACCCGACGGTCCAGGCCCAGGGCATCGGGGGCCAGATCTACGGCTCCCGGTGCGACCTGGCCATCATGGACGACTGCGTGGACCACACGAATCATCATGCCTACGAATCCCAGATCGACTGGATCCAGAACCAGGTGGGCTCCCGCGTCGCCGACGGCGGCGGGCGCATGCTGCTCATCGGCACACGCATGAACACGGTGGATCTCTACTCCGAGATCCGCCGCCCCCACTACTACGTGGAGGGCGAGTCGGACTGGACGTACCTCAGCCAGCCGGCGGTGCTTGAGTACGCGGACGACCCGAAGGACTGGAAGACCCTGTGGCCGGTCACCAACCGGCCTCCGGTCACCATCTCGGGCCGCAAGGCCGCACAGGCGGCCGGCTGGCCGAAAGACGGCCTCTGGCCGATGTGGCACGGCACTGCCCTGGCGAAGAAGCGCAAGGGCATGCGGGCCCGCAACTGGTCGATGGTCTACATGCAGGAGCAGGTGGCCGAGGATGCCGTCTTCCGCCAGGAAGACGTGCAGGGCTGCGTGGACCGCGCCCGCTATCCCGGGCGCCTGATGCCCGGCCAGTCCGGGCACCGCCGGTACGGCATGGAGGGCACGACCGTCATCGCCGGCCTGGACCCGGCCGCCGCCGGGTACACGGCCATCGTCGTCATCGCCCTGGACCGGCAGACCGGTCAGCGCTGGGTGGTCGAGGTTGTCAACCGCCGTGCGCTGCCGCCGCACGAGATGCGCTCGGAGATCGAGCGCCTGACGGACCGCTACAAGATCGCCGAATGGCGCATCGAGAAGAACGCCTACCAGGCGTCCATCGTCCAGGACCGCCTGATCCGGGACATGCTTCACGCCCGCGGCTGCATCATCAGCCCGCACCACACCAACGGCAACAAGTGGGACTCGGACTTCGGTGTGGCCTCGATGGCCAGCCTCTTCGAGGGCTGGCGCGAAGGGCGCAACCTGATCCGGCTGCCGTCGCAGACGCAGTCCGAGCCGGTACGGAACCTGATTGAGCAGCTGTGTGCCTGGGCGCCGGAGACGAAGGGCTTGACGGACTGCGTCATGGCCCTCTGGTTCGCGGAGATCCGCTGCCGCGATCTGATGATGGACGGCCTGGGCCAGTGGCACTCCGAGGCGAACGAGTTCATGAGCGCCAGAGACCGCGAGGGGCAGTTCGTGGTGGACCTGGAGATGGCCCTCCAGCAGGGCGACATCAGCACCTGGAACGGAAGCCTGAACGGCTTCTCCGGACTCAACTAGCAAGGGGGCGGCATGGAAAACCCGAGGGAACCGACCTTCCGCGACGAGCTGATCAGTCTGCTCAACCGGCACAGCATGGAGAACGGTTCGGACACTCCGGACTTCGTTCTGGCCGCCTATCTTCACCGGGCGCTGGAAGCGTTCGACATAGCCGTTGGGGAGCGCGAGAACTGGTACGGGAGGAACTGATGGCCACACCCATGAGCGCGGACCAGTTCCTGGCCGCCCTGCGCGCCGAAGGCGTGAAGGTGAGTGAGCACGCCGGATGGCGTACGCACAACCGCGCCGGGCACGGCGCGTGGGGGCCCGTGAACGGCGTGATGATCCATCACACCGCCGGAGCGGCGCCTGGCGATGGTGACGTGGTCTGGTCGGGCCGCTCCGACCTGCCGGGGCCGCTGGCCCACGGCTACGCCGCGAAGAGCGGCGTCATCACCATGACGGCCAACGGCCGAGCCAACCACGCCGGCGGCGGCGACCCGAAGGTTCTCGCCGCCGTGGTGAACGAGTCGTACACGACGGCGCCCCCGGCGCCGCACTACCACGACGGCTCCAGCGGAGCCGTGGACGGCAACGCGCACTTCTACGGCCTGGAGATCAGCAACCTGGGCAACGGCAAGGACCCCTACCCGGACGTCCAGTACGAGGCCGCCGTGAAGTGGGCGGCGGCCATCTGCCGCCATCACGGCTGGTCGGCCAAGTCCGTGATCGGACACAAGGAGTGGTCCGACTGGAAGTCGGACCCGTCCTTCAGCATCCAGAGCTTCCGCGGCTACGTGGCCGCGTGCCTCGCGGCCAAGCCCGGCGTTTGGCGCCTGGCGCCCGCCACAACTCCCACCGCACCGAAGGAGGCCGCTGTGCCGACCGCGGACCAGATGACCGCCTCGCTCTACAACGACCTCATGAAGATCAAGCGCGTGGACGACGGCGAACAGCACGCCGGCGGCTACTTCCTGGCCATGACGCTCCAGGCCGTCCTGGACCTCACGGAGAAGGTTGAAGACCTCACTGCCGAGGTCGCGGCGCTCAAGGCTTCTTGAGCGCGCATATACGAGACGGTGTCGTATCGTAATAGGCGAAGGAGGTGACGCATGGCTGACACCGTGACGGCGATGTCCGCTGACCCGGCCATCGTGCGCCGGGTCGATGCCGTGCGCGCCGACAGCGCGGAGCGCGACAGTCGGCACCAGCTGGTGCACGACGTGCGCGCGAACAAGATCGAGAACGTTCAGCCCGGCTCGCTGCCGGAGGCGTGGCCGAAGCCCATCGTGGCGAACGCCATTGATGTCTCCGCCCGGCAGTTGAGCGAGAACCTGGCACAGCTGCCCAGCATCAACTGTTCGGCCGGCGTGGCCACCAGCGACCGCAGCAAGAAGTTCGTCGCCAAGAAGACGAAGATCGCGTACTCATATGTGATCGACAGCTCGCTGAAGCCTGCGCTGCCGCAGGCGTGCGACTGGTACCTGACCTACGGGGCGCTGCCGATCCTGGTCGAGCCCGACTTCAAGTCGGGCAAGCCGCGCATCGTCTTCGACTGCCCGAAGGGCGCGTACGCCGAGCGCGACCGCTGGGGCAACGTGGTCTGCTACTTCCGCGTGTTCCGCGAGACGGCTCGGAAGCTGGCCGCCATGTACCCCGAGCTGGCCGACCGGATCTACGGCCGGGACTGGGCGAACCGTCAGGGCTGCGGTGACGAAGCCCTACTCGAAGTCGTGAAGTACAAGGACGCGGACACGCAGCTCCTCTACATGCCGGAGCGCAAGAACCTGGTCCTGATGTCGGCGCCGAACCCGTTCGGCAAGGTCTCTGTGGCCATCGCCAAGAAGCCCAGCTATGACGAGCAGGAGCGCGGCCAGTTCGATGATGTGCTCTGGCCGCACCTGGCCAAGGCCCGCATGGCCATGCTGGGCCTGGAGGCCAGCCAGCAGACGGTGCGAGCACCGCTCGCCGTGCCGAACGACGTGCAGAAGATCTCGTTCGGCGACAACGCGATTCTCCGCACGAACAACCCGCGCGACATCGTCCGCGTGGGCCAGGACGCGCCCGTGGCCGCGTTCCAGCAGCAGGAGCTGCTGGAGCAGGAAGTGCGCACGGGTACGCGTACGCCGGCCTCGGCGACCGGCGATGTCCAGGCTTCCATCATCACCGGACAGGGCGTCAACGCCCTGAACGGCGGCTATGACATCCAGATCGCCACCGGCCAGACGGTCATCGGCTACGCCCTTCAGCAGGCCATCGAGTTGGCCTTCGAGATGGACGAAAAGTTCTGGCCGGACTCGAAGAAGATGATCGACGGCGAGATCAACGGGACTCCGTTTCAGGAGTTCTACACGCCGTCGAAGGACATCCGCGGCAACTACCGCGTCAGCGTGACGTACGGGTTCGCCTCCGGCATGAACCCGAACCAGGCGCTGGTCTTCCTGCTCCAGCTCCGCGGAGACCAGCTGGTCCCGCGGGACTTCGTCCAGCGGCAACTGCCGATGGATGTGGACGTGTCCGCGCTTCAGATCCAGATCGACAACGAACAGGTCATCGACGCCCTGAAGCAGGGCGTCTTCGGGATGCTCTCCAGCGTCGGCATCCTTGCCCAGCAGGGCATGGATCCCACGCAGATCCTGCGCAACGCCGCGCGGATCGTGGCCCTTCGAGAGAAGGGCATCCCGATGGACCAGGCGATCCTTCAGACCTTCGAAGCTCCTCCGGCGCCGTCCCCCACGGCCGGAGGCCAGAGCGCCCCGGGTGCTGCCCCTGGCGGCCAGGAAGGGCCCGGGGCGCTCCAGGGACAGAACCCGGGAACGGGTTCGCCCTTCGGCGTCGCGCCTGGTCAGGCCCAGATGGGCCCCGGCGGCCGACCGCCGCTTCAGCAGCTGCTCGCCGGCCTCACGGCCGGCGGAGCCCCGAACCTCAGTGCCTCAGTGAGACGGAGTGTCCCGGCATGAGCGAGTGCAAGAACTGCGGCCGGGAGGACGGCCACTGGATCGGCTGCGCGAAGGCGCTCAGCGCCTTGATGGCGAACGACTGGAAAGACGAGTGCGCCTTCGACGGCTGCTCCGAGCCGCGCAAGTCCGACGACAAGCGCGTGAAGTTCTGTGAGTTCCACAGCGACCCGAAGAACAGGAAGTGATCACGATGAGCGTGGAGACCACCGGCTTCGCCGGCGACCCGTTCCACGAAGGCGCGGGCGGCCACCCCATGGACAGCCTGCGGGGCGGCATGAACGGCCCGCACACCCAGATGCCGGACGAGTCCACCGCCCAGACCAACCCGCGTTCCGCGGCGACCGACAACGTCGGCCAGACCTGGAACGCCACCACCCTGGCGCCGACCCCGGCGCCGACCGGCGACAACGACGGCATGCGGGCCCACTGACCAGTCGTTTTCCCGACTCCGGGAAAACGTGAGGAGGAGCGATGGCCAACGGCCATGGGGGTCAGCGGACCCCCAGCTCCCCCGCCCCGGTCTCCGGGCCGGGGGCTTTGTCGCAGAGGACGGACGGTGGTCCGTCCCAGCCGATCCGCGTCCCCACCGGGGGCGCGTACGGCGACGCCACGCAGCTGCGACAGGACCAGCAGGGCGCCCCTCTGGGCGCCTCCGCTGGCGGAGACCAGCCCGCGCCTGCCGGCCTGCTGGCCGGGCTGTCCATCCCGGCGGGGCCGTCCTTCGGGGCGGCATCCCAGATGCCGGGCGTCCCGGTGACGGACGGGGCGGCCTCCGGCCCAGGGGCCGGGCCGGAGGCACTGGGCATCCCGAATCAGCAGGATGCCGACATGCAGTTTCTCCAGCGGTACCTGGTGGTGATGGAGCACATGGCCAACCAGGTGGGCAGCACCGCCGCAGGACGGAACGCCGTGCGCGCGATCAAGGGATATCAGGGGACCTGACATGGAGTGGTTCGATCGGTTCGGTGCGATGTATCAGTTCCTGAACGACACGCCCGCGCTGGCTCACGATATGGCCCTGAAGGGGCCGCAGTCGGATTTCTCGTACTCCTTGGCGTACGCGCTCCAGAACACGAGCGCGCCGATCGACGTGTACCCGTCGGACAGCCAGACCCTGGCGGGCTGACGTGGGTCTGACGGACTTCTTCAAGGACATCGGCGACGGTGCCGCCAAGGGCATCAGCGCCACGGCGGGCGGCCTGAACAAGCTCGACCGGTACATCAATCCGTTCCACACGGAGGCCGGGTCGGCTCACACGGACACGCCCAACCAGAGCAACTTCCTGGGCCTAGGCAAGTCTCCCCTGGGGGATGCGGTTGTCAAGAACCGCATCAACCCCGGCTTGGAGTGGGTCAGCCAGGGGCTGAACTGGCTGTACGACAACGGCATCAGCCAGCCGATCTCCACGGCGCTGATGGCGGGCACGCTGAAGGGCGGTCCGCTCAGCGCCCATAACTGGGCGGTCTCCTGGCACGCGGCGAATCACATCAGTCCTGGTCAGGCACTGTTCCTTGGAAGCAACTTCTACGGCCAAGACCCCACCGGTAAGTACTCCACTCAGAAGGCTGTGGAGAGCCCGTTGGAGTACTACAAGCCCGGCGCGGCCTATCTGCCGCCCGACTTCAACACGTGGGACCAGGCTCGACAGCAGGAGTTCCTGAAGCAGGCGGGCATGCCCGCCGTGGGCAACGCGTACATCAACGAGCTGCGCCAGGCGAACAGGGCGTACAAGAACGCCACGGGTCTGGCGGACTTCTCGCTGCGCTGGTGGGGAGACCCCACGATCCTTGGCGGCAAGGTTCTCAGCAAGGAACGCGCGCTGCGGACGGTAGTCAGCCGGCCGCAGGCGACGCGTGGCGTCTTCGGCCTCGGCAGATCCGAGGGCGGCTTCGAGAAGGCCAACATTGACCAGCTCATGGAGCGCTCCTCCATGGGCAAGGTCATTGACACGATTTACGCCAATCGGTCGAATCCGCAGCTACTGAACAACCTGCCCTTCGCCAAGGACTCCGCGCTGGGCCCGCGCTTCGGCGCGATCGCCACTCTGCTCAAGACGCCGGACGAAGTCCACGACTTCATCCGGGTGGGTCTCGGCGACATCGACGCCATCGAACGCCTTCAGACCAAGAACCTGAGCGCGGCAGCGCGCATAGCACAGGACACTGACAGGCTCGGTGCCCTGGGCCTGATGCACACGCGGTACGCGAACGTCGGCGACGGTCGCATGACGGCGCTTATCGACCAGCAGATGGACCAACTCAACGCCCGCATCAACGCGGACGAAGGGCTGGTACGCCGATACAACCAGGTCTTGGGTCACACGGACGAACTAGACCGCGTCAATCTGACGAGCTGGCAGTTTGCCAAGGCGCAAGCGTCCGCCGACGCCCAGGCGGCCTACCGGGCCTCCACGGCCCGGGGGCTCAAGGCCGGAGCCTACGGGCGCCAGGTCAGCGTGACGCCCACTCCGCTCTTCTCTCGTGGCGCTTCCACCCCCGTGGATCTGGGCTTCGTCAAGAGCCGCCTGTTCGGCGTCGGCGACTTCTTCTCCAGTCCCGTGACCATGGTCCGTTCGCTGGGCAACGCCCGGCCGAACGGCTATATGCGACTGGATGACATTGAGAAGGACTCGATCGCGGAGTTGCGCGGGCAGATCGCCCGCATCCCGGGGCTATCTTCGCAGACCCGGCTGAACATGCTGAACGAGTACCTGAAGACCGAGACCGAGGGGCAGCGCCTGGCACTGCTGAAGACCATCGGCGCCACGGGCGCCGCGAAGGTCGCCGAGAAGCACGGCCTGGACCCGAAGGTGGGCCTGGAGATCTACCAGGAGCACCTGAAGCGGCAGTTCAAAGAGATCGACAACATGAAGCGGTACTCGGCCGCCTCGAAGCCCGTCGAACTGCCCGACGGCTCCTTTGCCCGCGTGAAGGTAGATGAGTTCGCCGACGACGGCGGCAAGCTCGTTGTCCACCCGAACATGGTCACCCGTTTGGCGAACGACCACGTCTTCCAGGACCTGGATGAGATGGACAAGGTGCTGGCGCGACACTCCAGCGCCATCAGCGCTCTGCGCACCAGCGCCCTGGGCAACACGGACTGGATGGTCACGGGTGCCGACTACATCAACTCGATGTGGAAGTTCGGCACCCTCTTCCGCCTGGGCTATATCCCCCGCGTGGCCTCCGATGATCTGGCGGGCCAGGTGGCCCGGCTGGGCGCGGCCACGATGGCGCTGCGCGCCGGCTGGGGCATCCGCAACGGGGCGACGAACCTTGCCTTGCGCTACACGCGCCCGATGGACGCGGCCCGCGCCGAGGTCGAGAAGATTGGCGTGGGATACGCCGATGACGCGCTCAAGGACGTACAGACGCAGATCGACAACCTGACCGGACAGATTGCCCGGCGTCGGGCGACCACACGGGCAGACCTGACGACTGCGGGCCGACGGCTGGCCGCTGCGCGCACCAAGCGCGCAATGATGGACCAGACGACCCCGGCCGCCCGGGTGGCGGCCATGGACACCCTCATTGCGAAGTATGAGGCCGCGGTGGCCAAGGCCAGCCGCAGTATGTCCACGGGTGTGGGCGCGAAGAACATCAAGCTTCAGAGCCTGCGGGAGCACCAGGCGTTCCTGGAACGGTACAAGGGGCTGAAGCAGCGCGTCGTGGACGATGTGACCACAGCAGCCAACGCGCCGAAGGCGATGCTCGGCACAAGAGCCGTCGCCCTGCCGGGTGGTGTGCAGGGGCCTGCCGCTTTCGCGGGCGAGAACGGCCAATACTTCTACAAGCAGATCAGCTCGGATGAGATCTTGGGCCAGCTTTTCCTGACCAACAAGCAGCTCATCCACGGCCATTTGATGCGCAGCTTCGACAACGGCGCGAAGGCGATTTCGGCGAACACCGAGTCCGAAGCGCTGCATGCCACCAGCTGGGCGCACGCGATCAACGCCCAGCTCATGCAGGACCCGCTGGCCCGCCAGGCCGTGCGTGGCGCATCCGTGGACGACATGGTCAAGTGGCTGAAGTCCACGGCCGAAGGCCGGGACTATCAAAATCGCCTGGGCGTGGGCGCCAACGGCGCCATCTCGAACCCGGAGGAACTGGCCAACTCGATCTGGCACGACGTGGCGGAGTACATGCCCACGCCGGAGATCCGCCTCAAGGCGCTCGAAGGCGGCGTGACGCCGGAGTTTCTGAAGGAGTCCGTGCCGATGGCGGCACGGCCGGATGTGCACACTGGGCAGGTTGGTCAGGCCGCAGTCCGGTACTACCGTGCCATGGACAACGTCATGGCCAAGTGGTACAAGTTCGCGGCGACGATGCCGGCGGACCGGCTGAGCCGGCATCCGCTGTTCAACCAGCTCTACGAGGGGCACATGAAGTCTCTCGCCGGGCAGCTGCGGAAGCAGGGCGCGTACGACACGACCGTTGCGGGCGTGGAGAACATGGCGCAGACGGCTCGCCGCCTGGCGCTGAAGGACACGCGGAAGCTCGTCTTCGACATCGCCCACCGCAGTGACGCCGCCGCGGCGCTGCGGTTCATCAGCCCCTTCTTCGCGGCGACAGCCGAGAGCTTTCAGCGCTGGGGCCGCATTATCGCGGACAACCCGGCCGTGGTCGGCTACGCCAACAACTTCTATAACGCTCCGCTTGCGGCGGGGCACATGCAGGATGCCGACGGCAATGAGATCGACCGCGAGGGCTACGCATACACGATCGATCCGAAGACGGGCAAGGCTGTCAAGAGCCTGGTTCCGAAGAAGGACCGGTACATTGTCGGGCGTATGCCCAAGTGGGCCGTCGATGGCACGGGGGGAAAGTACGGGCCCTTCGCGGCGGCCTTCGGCATTGAGCCTGCGTCCAGGGACTTCAAACTGAGTCAGAACAGCATGGACCTGGTCACACAGGGCGATCCGTGGTTCAACCCGGGCATGGGCCCGATTGTGCAGATCCCTGTGAATGAGCTGGTGAAGGACAAGCCGCGCCAGGCCGAGCTGGCGCGGCGCTTGCAGATCCTGCCCTTCGGGCCGCAGTCCGGGAACCCGGTCACCACAGCGACATCCTTCCTGATGCCGTCCGCAGTGAAGAATTTCCTGACCGCCTTCGACACCAGCAACACGCGATACCAGGCCGTGAAGCTACAAATCATGCAGCGCGCGATGTATGAGCACGATCAGCTGGGCAAGCCCATGCCGTCGCCGTCGCAGATTTCCAAGATGACGCGGGACTACTGGCTGTTCTCCGCCGAGTCCGCCTTCCTCCAGCCGATGGCCACGCAGAAGGCGGACAAGTACCAGTTCTACCGGGACCAGTACAACGCCCTCCAGCGGCAGAACCCGCTGACTGCGGACGACGAGTTCCTGAAGCGCTTCAGCGAGTCGTACTTCATCTTCGCCCAGAGTCAGTCCAAGAACGAGTCCGGTGTACCGGCCACGGTCAAGGCCGTGGAACTGGAGAAGAAGTATGGGAACCTGATCGCCCAGAACCCCGAGTTGGGCGCGCTGATCGTGGGCCCGGAGGGCAACGGGCCCTTCTCGCCGGAGGCGTACAGCTATCAGCTGAACACGCCCGTGACGCCCGGCGGGGCGGAGATGCAGCGGACCAAGATGTCCGCTGACGAGGCGATGCAGGATAACCAGCGCCGTAAGGGCTGGTCGGACTTCACCACGCTGATGAACGGCCTTGGAGCGCAGCTCCGCAACGCGGGCTTCAAGAGCTACAGCGACAAGGGCGCCGAGCAGTTCAAGGCCCTGAAGAGCCAGATCGTCCAGGCCCTGGGGTCGCCGACGTTGCCCGACGGGCAGGCGAACCCGTACTACAACGAGCAGTGGTCCAAGGACTACAACACCCTGGACCCGCTGAAGTACGAGCGCCTGATCCCCTCCCTGACGCAGGTCGCGCACAGCGACCTGGCGCAGGACCCGAACCGCAGTGATCTGCGCGTCCTCCAGAACTACCTGGCGGTACGCCAGTACGTGACGCAGCAGCTGGCCGCCCGCAAGAAGGCGGGCGGATCGAACGTGATCACGGCTCAGTCCAATGCGGACCTCCTGGCCGGCTGGCAGTCGATCGTGGACGGACTCATTGAGTCCGACACACGCTTTGGCGACCTGCACAGCAGGTACCTGTCCAGGGACCTGGGCTACAGCGACAACACGGATGAGGAGCTGGCGGCATGACGGTGACCAAGGGGTCTCCGACTCCGAGCCCGACGCCGACAGGCGGCGGCACGCTGACGCTGGACCAGATCCAGCAGATGTTCGGCAGCGCCGCCACGTCCGGCGCTGGCGCTGGCAAGGTCTACATGGGCGCCAAGCCCGGCCGCGTGAGCCAGCAGGATCTGGCTCACCTCTCGCCGGCCGACAGGGCGGCCATGACCACGGGCGCCACGGCGCCCCGCTGGATGAGCACCGTCGATGCGGAGAACAACTACTTCACGTGGAACGCAAAGCAGCGCCAGGACTTCATAGCCAAGGGCCTACTGTCGGGCCTTCTGACAAGCGGAGCTGGCGACCTGGAGGGCGCTCAGCTCTGGAAGAACCTGGTCGATCAGGCGGCGAACTACGGCGCTCAGGGGCAGAGGATCAGCCCCATGGACATCCTGTCCGGGTATGTCAAGGGCAACAGCTCAGGTGGCTGGATCAAGGACAGCACAGGTCAGTTCGAGACGAACCCGGCCACGGGTGAGCGCCGCTACGTCGGCCCGAAGTTCAAGACCACCACGCAGACCAACGCGGACTTGACCGACCCGGCGACGGCTCGGGCTATCGCAACCAGCGTCTTCCAGTCCTTGCTGGGCCGCGACCCGGGCCAGGGTGAGATCGGGTCGTACGCGGCTGCGCTCGCGCAGAGCGAGCAGGAGAACCCGAGCACCACCACGACGACGACGCAGTACGACCCGACCACAGGCGAGGCTACGAACTCCAGCTCGGTGACTGCCGGCGGCATCACCGATCAGGGCCGCCAGCAGCTGGCGGCGGACGAGATCAAGAAGAAGGCGGAGTACGGCGCTACCCAGGCATCCACCACTTACCTGAATGCACTTGAGTCTGCGGTGAAGGAGAGCTGATGCCCATCTCCGGAGACGACCTGGTTACCAGGGCGATGCAGTCGTTGGGCCTTCCATACGTCTGGGGGGAGGCTGACTTGCGCAAGGGAATGGACTGCTCCGGACTGGTGTATGCACTCTTTGGGTCCTTCGGTATTGACCTGCCTCGGACCACGTATGACCAGATCAACGTGGGTGCCAGTGTCCCGGTGAGTAAGCTCCAGAAGGGCGATCTGCTCTTCTTCGACACGGAGAAGGCGACCAAGGGCGCCGACCACGTCGGCATGTACATCGGCGGCGGCAAGTTCATTCAGGCGCCGCACACGGGTGATGTAGTAAAGATCAGCAGTCTTACAGATTCGTACTACATGAGCCGTCTGATGACGGCGAAGCGCGTCCCCGGCGTGACCGGAGGTCCGCCGCTGGCCACGAGCGCCATCGCGGCGCCGATCACGAAGCTCTCGCCAACGGAGTTGGCGGAGCAGTACGGCATGAGCTATGCGTTCTTCAAGTCGCAGCCGGAGCTGATGAAGCTGCTGAACGGCGCCGTGTCCGGCCAGTGGACGCCGGACAAGTTCACTGCGGAGCTGAAGAACACGAAGTGGTGGAAGGACAACTCCAGCACCGCCCGCCAGGCCATGGTCCAGCAGAAGACGGACCCCGCGACTTACAAGGCCAACATGGCCGCCGCGGCCTTCCAGGCCAAGGAAGCGGCCATCAAGGCCGGCGCCATCATCTCGGACAAGCAGGTCCAGCAGCTGGCCAAGAACCTGGTCTGGTACCAGTGGGACGATGCCCAGGTGGCCAACTATCTGGGCCAGTACGTGGACTTCCAGTCCAACAAGGTGCTCGGCGGACAGGCCGGGGCGGCTGCCGCCCAGCTGCGGCAGTACGCGTACAACCAGGGCATCAAGCTCTCGGACCAGACGGTGAAGAACTCGGCCGCGTACATCGTGCGCGGCATCTCGAACATGCAGCAGGCCCAGGACGGCCTGAAGGCTCAGGCCATCAGCACGTATCCCGGATGGGCGCAGCAGATCGAGGCGGGCGCCACGATGCGCGACATAGCGCAGCCGTACATCCAGATGACGGCTGACGAACTCGGTCTCCCTGAGACCGACGTGGACGTGTGGCACCCGAAGGTGCAGCAAGCGCTCAACCAGGCCGGCGGCAAGGGCCAGCCGGCCCCGATGACACTCACGGACTACCAGCGCGTGTTGCGCACGGACCCGGCCTGGAAGGCCACGCAGGGCGCCCAGGATCAGGTCATGCAGACCGGCCGGGCCGTGCTCCAGTCGATGGGACTGGTCGCATGAGCGTGACCCTGGCCCAGCTCCTGGCGGGCATCCGCCAGGAGGAGTCCGGCGGCAACTACAGCGTGGTCAACAGCATCGGCGCCGTGGGTGCCTACCAGGTCATGAAGGCCAACATCCCGAGCTGGACCAAGCGGGATGTTGGCCTTCA